TTGCGAGTATGTTCAGTTGGTTAGGGGGTTGCAAGTCGATGTCAGCGGTAAAGGCAAAGATTAAGAAGCACAACGGGAGTTAGCTAATTCGGCGAGTCATTCAGAAATGGATGGCTCGCCTTTTTTGTGTTTTGATGGGCAGTCGGCTCATCTATTCTCAACAGGAGTCAGTACCATGTTAGGAGATCCGGTCTTCTTGATCTTGTTCGCAATTGGCTTTATCGGGGCGGTTCTCACCCTGTACGAAGTCATTCTCAAACCCGTCTTCATGTACATTGTGAAGCCGATCAGTCTTTGGCAACGTGTCAAAGATACCGTCATCGTCTTCATCCTGCTTGCAGGCTCTGCAATCGGAGTCTCGGCAGGACTCATATCACTCTCAACTATCTTCAACTAAAGGAGCTTCACAATGTTCACAATCGTCTTAATCGTTGTCGTTGGATTCGTCTTGATTTACATCAACGAGCAGTTGAAATGAACGACGGCCTCGGCATACTACTCATCACGATGTTCCCAATTCTATGGATCATCGCTTCACTCATCATCAGCAGCATCAAAAACCATCTCAGGAGATGACCAACATGAACCCAACAATCAGAATGCACTATGGAGAAATCGTCGTATCGGAAAACCCAGTAACCGGAGTCTTCAACGCTAACAATTGCACTAACCTCTGGGACGAGCCGGAGGTGGATCCGGACTACGGCTGGTACTGCATCGCTTGCGGAATGGAGTTTGATTCCCAGCTTCCCTCGTCGTGTTCAGCGTGCGGACACGTTATCGAAGAAATGAACTACCATGATTTCTCGTCAGACACAACGTTTTATGGAGCCTGGCTTGAAGTGGAGCAGGAGGTAGGCCGTCCGAAGTGGGAGCCAGACTTGAACGGGGAGTACGCAGCAATCTACGACTCCAACACGAACTACGTTCAGGTAGTTCACAGTCAGCGAATCGCCTACGGTCGCTTGGCGAGCCCATGTTATCCAGGCCAGGTTGATGCACGCCTGACCGACCCCGATAAGCCAGATGATGTTCATGTGCAGGCGTACTTTGCCTTGCCGTTGGACATCACAATCCCTTTCTAGGAGGAATCAGTGAATCAGGAAGATTTTGAACAACGTTTAGACGATATGCTCTACGGCTTCAATCGCCGAGTGCGAGATCGAGCAATCCGCCTTTGGAATAGTGGCGGCATCAGTCAGGACAATTGGGATGAAGTCCCGTACTTGCCGGTGCAGGTCTGTCTGATCGTCGCTATTGACGACGAGAAGCCCACAATGCGATGTAGTCCAAACGGCAAAGAGCTTGTTCGCAACCTTAGACATTTCTAAGCGATGCAGTTTATCGCCCAAACGAGGCCGGTCGCAATGGCCGGTCTCTCTCAACAGGAGTCAGTACAATGTTAGCAGGAACGATTTACGTAAACCAGGAAACACTCTTAGGAGACATCGCATCGTTGGTTGTTGTCGCCAGGGAGTATCACCTCATCGGTTGGTACGCCGAAGTTGATGCAGGGTTCGCATTGAGTTATTCCGCTCGAAAATGTCTGGACGACCTTTCAGAGTGGTTCATGCGAGACAAGATCTTCCCTCGTATGCGGCCGGAAAAGGCATACTGCGGGATAATCGACAGCGAGAAGGACTCGAAAGAATCAGCGAGTCGGGCCATCGAGAGTGCGGTGAGTCTGATGTTGCACGATGCAGCGATCAGCTATGCAGTCAAGGCAGCGCAAGACGAAACCATCGACGACAGAAACAAGTCCTCGATGACTTCCATCAAGCTGTGGATGAAGAAGGAGCAGCTTGTAAAGGACAGAGATTACCGCTCACACCGCAAGCAAAGGGCAGAACTATTCGAGGAGAACACACGCCTCGAATCAGAACTCGCAGATATGACAGAGAACATGGTCGTCTGCGAATTGGCACTTTCAGAACTCCAATTCAATTTCAACGAACGAACAGGCCTCGGTAACGCCGAGCAGGAGGAAGCATGAACGCAACGGTTAAGATCAGTGATGACCACACAGTCATCGCCAAGTACATCAATTTCAATGACTGGTTTGGAGAGGCTTGGCTTCTCGAAATCGGCATTGGATACAGCAGCCTCTTCTTCGTGGTCGAAGCTGAGTGCGAAGAAGGAGTCATCGACGAGATGACCGATAGCGACTACGGTCATCTCATCGAGGTATCCGAAGATGACCTGCCGGAGGACGAAGACTACCGGACTTACGCTGGTAACGCCGGTGTCGCAGTCAACCTTGATAACGTTTCAATGCGTCGCTGCGACCTGGTGTCATGCAGCTTCGTTGTCAAGTCATAACCAACCAGCGAGGTCGTCGGCAACGGCGGCCTCGCCTCTCAGCAGGAGTTTCAAATGTTTCAGATTGTAGAATTAACCCTATTCTCGCATTGGGCGTCAGCGCTCATCAACGACGATTTCAGCGGCCTCAGTGATGAGGAGGCAGTCATCGTCAACGACTTCATGATCGAGTTCGACTTCTTGTACTGCGTCGATGTCAAAGACGACAACCACTTCACCAACACCCACGACATGCACGGCGGCATGGCGGGAGATTGCAGCACGTTCATCTTCCACCGTCCCTTCGGAGCCAACGAGCCGATAACGCCAATGCAGAAGGCAGTGGCTGAGTGGCTTGCAGATACGGATCAATGGGATCTTGAGTATGGCCCAGAAGGTCGGTACAAAGATCTTCAACATGGAGGTTGCATCTCCGGCATGGCAGATCCAGTCACCACCTACGCAGACACGACAGCCTTCTACGCCAAGCACCAGAAGGAAATCGACGCCTTGCTCTATGAGGCGATGTTGAATACGGGAGCAACCATCCCTCAAACAGTTTCAGACCTTTGGGACGACGAGGATCCACTGGGTCGATGTCCGAGTAACCAAAACCTCCTGGCCTGGTACGGCTGGGAGCGAGCAGCAGATTATTTGATGCAGGAGTAACAATCAACCAGGGGGTCGGCATTGATGTCGGCCCCCATCACCAACAGGAGCAGCACAATGAACATCCACAAAATCAATATCACAGGTCGGAGATGGTTCGACCGAATCAACGGCAATACGTACCACTCGGTTCATGTTGCCGTTGACGACAACACCGTAGCTGTCAAAAACTTTGAGTACGGCTACAACGACGCCTATGTGCAGACTGCCGCAGAAATGCTACATAGCCTGGGGTACATTGAACGAGAAATCCACCCCAACGGTAGCTCTGATTCTCTCTGGCAAATTTGCAGAAACTCCAATGTAGAGCTCAAGTCATCAGTGAGAGATGTGCTTAAACGCAACCTCCGCTTCACTGACGCCGACATCGGCATTGAGGCTCCCCCGCCAGGCACAGTCAGTCACTGGAAAACCTTCTCTGCTGGAGAGGTGAACTTTCCCGACAAACACGCCAAGTGCCTGGGCATCGAGTTCTTTGCGTTCCCATATCAGCCCTACATGGCTCGCAAGGGCTTTCTGACAGCAACCATCTCCCAACCTCATTCTCACCGAGATGAAAGCGGCGAGATGATCCATGTGTACTACGGTGCAATCTACGAGCCGGTTCAGCGGGAGAACGGTTCTTGCACCGGAGATACCGTCACGATCTTTCACATAGGACTCCCGGATCTTGACGAACTGATTCTCACGATTGCCACCGAGATGCACGCAATCGACCAAGAGAAATACCAACGCCCCATTACCGACTGATCGATTAGTTTATCACCGCCAGGCCGGGGGCATCGTACCCGGCAACAGGAGTTTAGCGATGAAAGCATTTCACACGGAAGAATACAAAGATCACAAGATTGAGTTGTTCAACGACGAGGACCCGATGAACCCCAGAGAGTGCGACAACCTGGGTACTATGGTGTGCTGGCACGACCGGTACACCCTCGGCGACGAACAGATCGGTCGCCATGAAAACGCAGTCGGCCACATCCTCTCAGAGATGTTGATCGAACGTGGTTTAGACTACGTAGACTACGACCTACCACTTCGCCCACTCACCGACGAACTGAAAACTCACTGCAAGAACGTCTACTCGCGAGACGAGGATAACCACTACGGATTCGTCAGCTACTACACGTTCCAAGACTTCGTCGACGACTTGGAGCACGACGATGATGAGTGTATCGCCGAGGCCCTTGAGCGTCTGGACGGACACATCATCACCTTGCCGTTGTATCTGTACGACCACAGCGGCATCACGATGAACACCACTGGCTTCGGTTGTCGCTGGGATTCGGGCCAGGTCGGTTTCATCTGGATAGACATCGCCAAGACCAAGGAAGCGATGGGCTGGAAACGTTTCACGGCCAACCGTCGAGATCACATCCGCAGTATGCTCAAAGCAGAGGTGTCCGTCTATGACACCTACCTGAGAGGTGCATTTTGCGGATACGTCATCACCAAAGATAGAGATGACGAACAGTTTGATTCGTGTTGGGGTTACGACGACACCGACTATGCAATCAGCGAAGCGAAACTCTACATCGACACCATCATCAAGAATTAGTCATCCAGCAGAGGTCGCCCAACAGAACGGCCTCTGCCCCAACGAAGAGACACATACAGGAGCAGCAAAATGTTAGAGCTTTACGTAGTAACAGATTGGAACGGTTACAGTGGAACGCACGCCGTAATCGTCGAAGCCGAAAGCAAAGCGGACGCACTCAGACTACACCTTCTCCTCCAGAAAGAAGACTGGGAGCCCGCCGACATCAACGCCATTGACGTTGACTACCGGGGAGCGGTCAGCAACCGTCCCTATGTCGAGGCCGAGCTTGAGTTGCAGAAACTCAGTGAAGCGTCGAAGACGATGCCGGTCATCGACTTCGCCGACGCCATGATTGAGCGATGGAAGCAGGCCGAAGCTAAACTCACTGCACTAACCGCCGAAGTTGAGCAATTCACCGGCATCGAGGACCATCTCGCACTGATGCGCTTAAACATCAACGAACTTGAGGACGAGATCGCCCGAACAAATGAAGTCCTCGAATATCAACGAAGCCTCATCAACGAAGAAATCAAGACCAATGAGCGCCTTCGCAAAGAACGCCGTGAACTCGGCGGCAGAAACGTCGCATTCAAAGAGCAGATTGACGACCTGCGTCATCTCATCGGCTACCAGGAGCACGAGCTTGAGACGTTTCGTCATGAAGCTCAGAAAGTGAAGCTGGTCACAGACATCACGATATATGCAGACAAGCTTCACGCCGCTGCTGCGAATCTCATTTCCTCCAGGGATCTCTCTCAACTTAAAGCTGTACTGGAGGGCACTGATGAATAAAGCTGTTGTTGCTGCCCTGGGCGAAGCGGGAGTGTTCAGCTTCGCTCATCAGCGGTGCATGGACGGTTGGTTCAAAGCCACCGGTCGCCTGTTGACAGCACTCGATGTTGCAGCATGGGATGACTATCGCCAGATTCAGAACATGCACCGCAGTCGCTCCTTGAGTTCAGGGTTCTTAGTTTTCGCACTGACTCAAGGACATCAACCGCCCGCCGAGAACATCGCCAACGTCGAGCATTTCGTCGACGAGGAGGTTTACATAATATCGTGAATCAGAAACCGATGTTCGCCACGCTCATCGAAGAGGCAAAACGGCCGCAAGCCCCCAGCCTCTTCGACCTCGAAAACCTCACCGTTGTACGCAAGGACGGCGATGTCGTCATCGACGCTAAAGGGAGGCAATGGCAATATGCGAGCTTCCCCGAACTGACCAATCAGTAGCGATGTAACATCGCCCCTAACAGACCTGGGCCAAGTCGATAAACTGGCCCCAGGAGCAACAATGCACGCTTACAACTTCACAACACGAACAGGCTACAACGAAGCCTGTAAAATCATCGACGAGTCAGGTATCGATCACGAGAAACAACCCGAAGACCTCACCATCGTCACCGAGTGGCCGGGGCTCGCCTACGACGTGAAACTGACAGTATTGGCGATGGACGACGAGCACCACGGCGAAGAAAAAGAGGTCAAGGCTATCTACGAAAGCCTCGACATGCAAAAACTCACCGACCGCTCCACCATCATCATCAAAGGTGGAGCAGTGTACGACTGGAGACTACTTCCAGGCGTCAAACTCAGGATCATCGACCTCGATTGCAGCGAAATCATGCTCATCGAAGGAGAGGAGAAAGAAGATGACGTATCCTAACAGACTGCAACGTGCAAAACTTGCACATTACTACCAGGGTCTGCGCCTCAGAGCATGGAAGGCATTTCGCCACCTCAAAGAAAACGGCCACAACGTCTTCGCCCACTACCTCTTCATCGACGACATCGAAGATGCCATCGAAAACGAAGTGTCCAGCAAGTCATCACTCACCCCCACCGAAATCACACTCATCCAGGAGTATCAAAATGAATAACATCTCGAACTCAAGAGTCATCCACATTCGCTGTCCGTATTGCGGGACGGAAGCGAGACACCTAGTACCGTTCAAACAGTACGCCGAACAAATCGTCACCTCATGCGACCCGGAAGAAGGCGGTTGCGACCGCTACTTCGCACTCGCAATTGATTGGGTCCCACGCACAACCGTCTTCAAAATGACGGAGGTCAAGTAGACATAAGGGCGGAGGTTGCCACAACAGGCAACCTCCGCCCTTTTTTTGGTTGTCCAGCAATCACAGTCAACGGCCAGTCAAAGGCCAGTCAAAGGCCAAGCCACCCCCAGGCATTGAGGGGCTATCTATGCAGGGGCGGAAAAGCACCGCCCCAGCAAAGATTCCTCGCAAGGAGCCGGAAAACCACCGGCCCCGTGCTCCGAACGCCCTAAAAGCATCTCCCACAGTCAAAACCCTCCCCGCCCATCCACCATCCACCCATAAACCACCTTCACTGCACGACCACTGCGAACCATTACGCGGGGCTGCGTCCCAGTAGATCTTGACCTTCGGTCAATAGAGGACGCCCTGCTACCAATCAAAATCAAATCAAAATCAAAACACATCCATGCCCCAGTTTGACTTGTATACAGTCCTTTGTTATAATAAAAAAAGTTGAGGGATTCTCCTCAGCCCATTCACTCAGGAGCAGGCATGAAGCAGGCGTATGTAAATCAACGTTTCAACAGGGCCACGCTGGAAATAATCGACGAGGCAAATGAGATTATCGGAGATTTCCAGGCACAAGGGTTCGACCTCACTGTCAGGCAGTTGTATTATCAGATGGTGTCGAAAGCCTTAATCGAGAACACGCAGAAATCGTACAAACGACTGGCCTCAATCATCTCCAATGCTCGCAACGCCGGGCTGATCGATTGGGATGCAATCAAAGACCGCACTCGATTTTTGCGATCCAACCCTCACTGGGACGATCCTGGTGAGATACTACACTCGGCGGCGATGTCCTACTTGGAAGACCGGTGGAGAAACCAGAAGTATCGCCCGGAAGTCTGGATTGAAAAGGACGCCCTGGTGGGTGTGATTGAACGAGAATGCAAGCAATGGGACGTGCCATTCTTTTCCGCCAGGGGCTACCCTTCGCAGTCAGCCATGTGGGAAGCAGGAAGAAAACGTCTCAGAGAATATGATTATCTGGGCCAGCAAACCGTCATCATTCACCTTGGCGACCATGACCCAAGCGGAATAGATATGACCAGGGACATCAGAGAACGCCTCGCACTGTACAGCGGGTGGGCGGACTTTAATGTGCAGCGCATCGCCCTCAGCATGGAGCAGATCGAGCAATACGATCCGCCCCCCAACCCCGCCAAGATCACAGACCCCAGGGCAAAAGCCTACATCATGGAGTTTGGCTATGAATCGTGGGAACTTGACGCCCTGGAGCCACAGGTCATCATCGACCTGATCAGCCGCACCATCACCGGCCTCGTAGACATGCAGAAATGGGAAGAGCATGGCGACACCATCGACGAGCACAAAGCGACCTTGCAGTCTGTCGCCGACAACTACGACGAAGTGCAGACCTTCCTCAACACATTGCAGTAACAAAACAACGCTCAGGAACAACAACGTGGACAATACACTGAAATCAAGATCCCTCTTAAATGATGTCGGGCATCTCCTGGCACAAGGAAAAACAATAAGGGCCGAGCATACGCTTCGCTCTGCAGAAGTAACAGCGCAGGTCGAGCAGGCAGAGGCTTTGACCGTCATTGCAGAAGAACTCAGGTTAATTCGGAGGCTACAATGAACAGAGACACCACCACCCTGGCCGTAATCGAAAACGACCAGGTTGAAGAGCAGATGCAGATCATCAGGATAAGCCTGGGCCTGAAAAAGGAAGTGCCGGATTCTGTCGTGAGAGCGACCGTGTTGCTCAGTCTCCAGTATGGATTAAGCGCAGCCAACAAAGAGATCCAGGTCATCCCGACGGGCAACGAAAAAGGAAGTGATGGAAAATGGCATAAAGTCTACGCTCCTTACGTTGGGGTCTACGGCCTCATCAGGAGCGCTCGCAGAACTTCCCACTTCACCCATGCCGAGACAGTGATTGAGGCAGATGAGTTAGCAGAAATCAGAGGAAATCTGTACGACGAGATGGATGTGGGGATGCGAATCACCCTTTGGCGATTAGACCTGGCGAAAGAATGCAAAGCGGCCGGGATTCCATACCACCCCACAGAAGCTGTCGGCTTGTGGCGGGTGAAAGCCCGGTACGACAATTACGATAAAGAGTGGAAGCCAGACACGATTCCAAACACCATGTCCCGCAAGGGCAAGGCTGCTCAAAGGGCATTGAGGGCGGCAATCAAACTCGCCTACGACCTCAGCATCCCGGACGAACTTCTGGAACGCGCAACGCCAGAACTGGACCCGGTCAATCCAATAGACGATTCACCGATACTGGAAACCCTGAACAAGGACGTGGTTGACGGTGAAGTCGTCGTAGTCACAGAGCCAATGAAACGTATGACGCTGAAAGGCGAAGACGCCCTGCTCATCCAGTATTATGGCATCGCAACATTCGACGCGATGGACGATGACCAGCGAGAGTTTGCATTCACAAAACTCAAGGCCCAAGCCGAGAATGAAAGAATGCTGGCCGCCCTCTCCCCGGAAGAGCGCAAAGCAAGAGCCGAGGAGAACGCCGAGCAGCTTGGCATGGGCAAGAACAAGAAAAAACGCCTGGGCGATGACGATAACGACCCCCTCCCTCCCAAACGGAATAAACGGAATAAACGGAAAAAACAGGATTCCGTATTGCCGGAGCCTGTCATCTCCAAGCCGGTACTAACGTCAGTTCCGCCGGAAGAGCCCACAGAAGATGCGGAGTTCACCGAGGTCGGTGACAGCCCGGAACAAGCCGAGATGGATCTGGACGATAAACCAAAAAAAGACCTGATCGCAGACACCATGATTCAGTTCCCAGGCCTCTTCAAGTCCAGAAGCGAAGCAGAGCGAGTGATGGCGGCAGCCAAAGCATCCGCCAAAACTGATTTAGAAACCGAAAACCTCTGGAACTCCATCGTCTCCCGCAAGGTGGACGAACAAGCAGACAAGGAGTCAAAATGACAGAAAAGCTATACATCGCAAAAGTGAAGTACGGTAAGTTCTCATTCGTCACCGCGGACATCGTGCGAGAAACCCCCAAAGGATTCCGCATAGAAAACATCGTACACCAGAGAGGCAACCTCTACATCCCATCCCTGGTGATGAAAGAAAGAAACCAGTACAGGCTGTACACCTCCCTGCCAGACGCCCTGAGCTACATCGTCGAAGCCCTGGCCGCAAGCCAACTCGCCCACTACGAACGCATCGCTGAAACCGAAGAAGAACAGTTACAAGTAGGCTACATGGTAGAAGCAGTAAGGCAGGCAGCCCATGACGCAAAATTCTTCCCAACTGATTAAGGATACCCGAACGAAGCCGCAACGGTTTGCTGACGCCAACGCAGCGGCCATGACCCGATTTATGGCCGCTCAATTCCACAAGACCGCCTGGCCGCAAGGCCCAACCAACACAGGAGCCAGCATGGACGAACAACTCTACCGCAAAATCGAACCACTCAAAGAAGGTCAACTCGTCAATTATGTCGGCGTCTACGTCGTACAATGGAAGCCCTCGATGGGCGTGCCAACCGTAGGCTTCATTGAGGTCGATGACCACCCAACCAACGACTCCACCCCACTCACCGTACAGGAGGCAAACACCCTCACCAAAGAGCAAGCTGCGAGGGCAAAACGCAGCAAAGTGATTAGCGACCCCCCATTCTAAGGCCAGAGACTGTGTACAGTCCACTGTCCGCCCCCATAAGACACTCTCACGACAAAAAGGAACGATACCATGTCACCAGTATACCAGCCAGACGACGGCGTCCCTGAGCTCGCCGAAGCCCCAATACCCATTTCACCACGCGACCTTGCGTACATGATCCTCAATTGGGGAGACATACAACGCCAGGCCAACTTCCTTGCCGAGCAAATCGAGCAGGCTGTATTGGCTGAGGCCAAGACCGTCACCGTGGGTGAAGCCCGCGCTACCTACTCCAAAGGGCGCAGTGCGTACCTTTGGGAGAAGACGTGCCGGAACAACCCGAAGATCACTGAGGCCATCATCCATGACGCCAAGGTGCAGCCAGCCCCGCCACCGCCTCCTGTGGTCTTCGTCAATTGGGAGAAGGTCGCCCAACTCCTCGGCATTGAAAAGGGAGATATTGAGCGAGGTCCGGCGACACCATCTGTGAAGATGAAACTGTTGTAGTCCAACTCCGGCCAAGCGGACGATAAGCGGCGAGTTAAAGGCAGAGTCCGCATCGGGATCTCCCGTATGCCCTCGCCCGCCTCACCTAATCAGGAACTGAATATGACAGCAGAAAAGAAAGCTCTGATCCTATACTTGACCTTGGCTGAAATTGCTCGTGAAGGTTGCGACAACTTCACATCGGGCGACTGCTGGTCCAGTGGAAGAACTGCCGGTCATAGTCCCATCTCGAAGTTCGGGGCATACCGGGTGTGCAACCCCTGCCTCGCCCAAGCCGCACTAGATTCGATGGAAACCGAGGAATAACATGGCATCACAAATCGTATTTGACATAAACTTCGCCCACGTAGACGCCGCGACGCTCAACTTGAAAAAGCGCGAGCTCCGCATCACCTTCACTGCATTCTTGACGCCCGACATACTGAAGCTGAGAGAAGACATCCAACGCCTGGCCGCAACTGAGGAGCCGATCAGGCTCAGCATTGAAACTATCCAACCGGAACTACCACTGGAGTAACACGCCGGGGCAGGCCGGGATTCGGGGGAACCCTGGTCTGCCCCACCCTTTTTTCTGCGTGACATTAAGATCGCGATCTTAATGTCACGCAGCAAACCCGCACTTGACACCACGCAAAATCTAGCGTAGTATGTACACAGTTCTTAACAATTGCTGTTTGGCGACAGTTATAGAAGGATGACACCGAATCCACTTTTTAAGGGTGGATTGGTGCAAGCCTACGTCATCCAGGTTTTCGCCAATTAAGCACCAATCTACCCTTGAACAGTGGATTTTTATTTATCATGGAACAACGCACTTTACTGATTTTCACAACAGCACACGATAAGCTGAAGGAAGAGCTTGACGAACTCATCGTCAACGGAAAAACAATCGTATCCGTTATCAGAGTTTCAAGCTGGGCGCGCAGCCAGTTCGATAACATGGACTACGCAACTTACTTAATTGTATACAACCTCTAAAGAACACATCGCTTGGTGTGTTTTTTCTATTCCTGGCCCTGTCGCCAGGACATCGGGGCCGTGATCAAGCCCCTACATAGCCGCACGAAAGCAGCCTACGATGCTGCAACCACGAAGGACCCTGGGTGATTGCCAGGCGCATCTCCATCCGACAGTGCATAAAGTAACCATTGCACGCCCGTTCCGAATGGGGGATGTCACGAACAGCCGTCAGGGGCTGCGCTTGTACAGCGGAACCGGACGAGCCTGAGTGACATAGTATCTAAGCGATTCGGCTCCGGCTATCACGGCGATCTCCCCCTCCGCTCCGCTAAGTTTGTGGGGGGAGGGGGAAAGTTCCTTTGCTCATCTCACCAGCTATCACATCAGAAACCAAACACAAAGACCCAGCCAGAAACACAACTTATCAATACACTCCACTTCGCTTAGACTTTAGAAGGAATTGGCCGCAGGCCAAAAAGAAGCTGGGGGTCTGGGGGAGAAGTTCCCCCAGTTCACACTACCACTCAACAGGAGACACCATGACTAAACGACGAATCGCACTATTCATTCTTATCCCGATGCTCATAGTATTGGCACTCGGCATCTTCGCCATCCTCGCCGTACAACTCTCGTATGGTCAGCCCCCCTCACCAGCCGCACAGCCGCTCGGCGACCGCTACGACTACCCGCTCGTGGGCTCGTACCAACAGTTTGCACCGAGCTACATCTGGCACTATGCCGTCATCCACGACGAGATCATTGATACGATAGTGATTGATGCTGGCGACTGCTTCATCACCGAAGCAGGTACGTGGTCTAACTGGACGCCCACGGTACACATCGACCTAGCCATCTGGGGCCAGGGGTCGCATCTGGAGTGGGACTACTCAAAGGCCTACTGGTATCCAGGTCGCCGCATATCCTCATTTTACTTCCTCACGCTGACTGCACCCCCCTCAACCACAGGAACGATACACATCAACGGGGAGCCGCACGAGGCCATAGTGCCTGACTGTGCGGAAAGAAAAATGCACCTCCCCATGCTGCTCAAAGAATAGGACCCCTGCTAACTTGTATACACAGGCGAAAGCTGCTACACTGTGTACATGGACACAACAGCCAAGAAAACATACAAGCCGATGAGGACTTACACATCAAGTCATCGTATGGCAAAGCGATATGCGAGGATGTACAAGGAGGAAACGGGGCGGGGCATATCCTTAATAGAGGCAGTTGACCTAGCCCTCTTCCAGGCCATTCAGATGTGCAAACACTTCGACTACGACCAGCGTTTCGAGCAAGAACACCCAGGATTCGACAATGCAAAGTGACGGCGAGAGGTCGTTCGAGACGTACTGGCGGCAGTTGGGAGGACCTGACTTCGTAACGGAGTTCAGGTTTCATCCCACCCGCAAGTGGCCCTTCGATTTTGCCTGGCCCTCCATTAAGACCGCTATCGAAATAGACGGAGGCGAGTGGACTGGTGGACGCCACGTACGAGGGTCTGGATTCCAGGGCGATCTTGAAAAAATCAACGCCGCTCTTGTTTTAGGTTGGCAGGTCTACCGCTTCACCCCAAGTCAGCTAGAAGAGAACCCATTCTTGCTCGAACCCATCATTGCCCTAATCAAAACAAAACTTCTCGAAACTATCCAACAACACCACTCAGGAGACTTAAATATGGAAACCGAAAATAGCCGACTTTACAGACTAGCCAAAGAAGCTATCCGGAAACTATTCGAGGACATGAGCGTCGACTCAGATGTCGCCGTAAATAATCTCGAAGGCTTAATCGACGAAATCGAACTGCTCCGAGACTCCCTCTCGGCCTGAACAAAAAAGGGCCACGACAACTTATCTATGTCGTGGCCCTCCTCAACAGGAACCGATGCACAAGCATCGCATACAGGAGTGAGAGAATCATACCACACCCATGTCAGACAAGCCATTTTCCCTTAACCAGGTAAGACTCATACAAAGAAAGTGGCGTCCTGTGTGCGCTCAGTGCGGGTCGGAAATCACAACAGAGCCTTACCTTCGCAAGGTATGGCCGACAATTCAGGAAGAGGAATGCTATCACCCGTGGTGTTACACCTCTTCTCACAACCCGCAGTCGCTCAACGCCAAGGAAACCCTATGACAAAAGAGCCAGCTACAATCACGCTATCCTCGTTCGAGATTATGCTTGGATCCGTAGCGGGCGTAATGCGTGCGCTCCAGGCCATCAGTAGGAACGCCAAGGAAGCGCATGGGCGAAACTCGGCCCCTTCCTGGACGGATCACGTCGAGGGAGCGCTTGCAGAGCAGGCCGTAGCAAAATTCCTCGGCGTCTATTGGGCCGGAGCCGGGAAGCGTGGCGACACAGATATTGGCGGCAACATTGAAGTGCGCTGGACGAGCAGGCCGGAGGGCAGACTCATCCTACGCCAGAGCGACAAAGAACTATCCTACTATGTCCTCGTCACCGGCTTCAATGGTGCGTACGGGATCGCGGGCTGGATCCAGATGAAAGATGCGATACACAACGAATGGTGGACTCAGGCTAATAATGATCGACCAGGAGCGTGGTTTGTGCCACAAACTAGCCTCCACCACCCAGAAGAACTCAAACTCACGCTACAAGATACAGGAGCCGAAAATGAACCAGCTTAAAGAAAACACCTATTATTGGATCACCTCGCCAGGGGAACGTCCAACACTCGCCTTCTTCCACCTCAACGAGGACTATCCTCTGTGGGGATTCGGTTACAACGAGGCAGATGGAGGCCACTTTGTCAAAATAGAAGATTTCCGCAAAGACGTAAGTGTCACAGAGGCCATCATCACGCCGCCCCCGTTCTTCCTGTCAGACGAATGGACGCTAATACAAGCAGACAGCAAGGCCAACAACAAACGATGAAAAACCTCCTTCCAACCCACGTCAACCAAGCAGCAAGCATGGCCGCACGCGTCGTCGCCACCAGGGAAGGCAAGTCGCAAGCACAAATAGACTGGCTACACCAGCAGGCCAGAGAGCACGACGACACCCTCGACAACTACGAGGTTTCAGATATGTTCACAATGGGCAGCCAGGTAAACGCCAATAACGACTATCGCCGCCTGAAAAAAGAGCAGCGCATTGAAACAATTCGCCAACACATCGAAGACATGGAGCCAGGGACAAGGTTCATAGCAGATGACATCGAGGGCTGGTGGGCGAACGCAAAAGAGGTCGGCGACCCAATTAGAACGACAGCCGTCATCCGCAGAGATGTCGTCACCCTCGTCAAGGACGGCTTTCTTCACCAGCACGCCGACCGATTCAACAGAGGTCAGTTCTACTTCGTCAGAGCATAACCCCAGGAGGGTGTACAGCGCACTGTCCGCCACGCATAGCACCAGGAGTCAACATGAGAACCGCTACCCAAGAAACGAGAATAGCCTTGGAGGAGGCCCGCGTGTGGTCCTTCGCCGATGGTATCGAGACAAGCCAGCCTGAATCGTTGCGCTCTATGGCTGACCGCCTTAGTATGCCCCCTGGCCTAACCGCCAGCCTGAGCAGGATTGCTCGTGGAGAAGAGGGTGTCAGTCTGGAGAAGGAGAACGAGGTCAGGACGTACCTCGGCCTGTCACCCATCCCCCAGAGCTACCTCATTTACAATGCGGCCACGCACAAAGTTATCAGCAAGGCCCCCACCCGCAAGCGCAAGCCGCGCACATCCACCAGCTTTGATCCTGACATATTTTCAAGGTTTCGAGCGTTCCGGGAAGGCGTACTCACAAACGACGAAGCCCTAGATGTCCTACTAAACTTTTGGAACCACCACCACCAAGCCGAATAGGAGACTCCAATGTGTAACTGTATCGCCCTAACAAACGCCGCCTTTGACGCAGCCGACATGAACCGAAGACTGCACATACCGTTCACGCTTACCCCGGACAAGATCGAGCAATGCGTCATCGAAACCACCATTAAATCCACCGACAAGAAATTCGCACGCTTCACCCTGTATGCTTCCTACTGTCCATTCTGCGGAGAGAAATATCCGGAGGAAGAAGCAAATACTGCTGATTGATATTGAAGCCATGGATTATGTCGAGTTGACAAACAGCGCCCCCATTATCTACAATGGGGGCGCAATTGCATACCGTGTCAGCGGTAAACATCAATCCGGCTCCGGGAACTACTAGAGGAGCCGGTGGTGTTTCAGGGAAGGGACATGACTATGATCCATAGCAACCGCGCAACGCCATAGCCCAGCCAGGCCGCGGCAATCATGCCAACTGCGGTAATCGCAGCCAACGTGATCACTGTGAGCCAGACTGGGCTTTTTGGCATTAAGGGCAGGGCTTAAAGTGGTCGTGGATTTCTTGGATCTGCCGTGCTACTTCCTCGCTAACTACGGGAAGCGTCAAAATGGGCAGAGGGACTGGGTGATTGGGAATGGGCGGCAGCACTGGATCTGTTACTGGGTGATCACCCGTGGAGATATGACACCACACGTCAACATGGAAATGATTCGTGCCTTTCAACATACCCATGCCGTTGATAACATCTGACGAAAGGCCGCTGCACACCCACAGCCTATGTGTCCCTGTTTGGGGAGGATAGTAGTAGGATCCATGACCCATAGCGAAGGCCGTGTCGCCGTTGCCGTTGGTCATCTGATGGATGAAGCGATCCTCCGGTTGTGTCTTGCAGCCTTTATCCTGATGGGGCGCACCGGCCCAATGGAACGCGACGTTGTGCTCCGAAGGGTCGCCACCAGAATCACGAACGTTGACCTTGATTGAATTGTCACCGTCCTCGCGGGCTTGCAGGCGATAAATACGGAAAGCCTTCTCACCTTCCGGGGCCTCGTCGATGGTGATATTTCCGTAGCGGGAATGCAGCCACGCCATGTCTTGCGGTTGGCCGTGGGCGTCAAAAACTTGTACGTCTGGCATTTTGTGACTCCTAATAGTCAAAGCGATGAACCTGAGAATAGTCGTCGATGTTGACGACATAGAGAATGGCTTTTCCTGTGCCTAAATGTTCGCCTTTCTGTACCACAAACGTTCGCTTGCCGAACGTTGCCCCGTCCTCGTTCCCGACCGGAACGTACCCATCCTCGAAAATGGCCTTTTGCAAGGCGGCCTCGGCATTCAGTTCGATACACTGCTTGGCGTTGGCGGTTTCTTTCATCTTGTCCAGCATGTAATCACTGATTTCAGGATCAACGGGTACTGACGGAGGCGGATCATGGGGATGAGAGAGGTGGGGATGCAGGGGTTCAATATGATCGGGCAGCATGTTGCGATAGATGCCCAGGGGCGAAGCGTCTCCGCCGTGGGTGTAATCGTAGTCGCCCCATCCAACTTCACCAGCACAGAACAGCGATGTACCCAAGAGGTTGACGCCTCGATGTCGCCAGGCGTTCAGGTCGTTATGAAAGTCATGCAATGCTCTAGCTGTATCGCTTGCACTCTTCCCGGAGGATCGCCAGCCGCCCTTATGCCCTACAATTAGACGGTCCTGCCCGATCTCAGAGATGATTACGCCAATGCCCTGCACATCTTCGGGGAGCGTATGGTGTACGCGTTCAGCAAATCGGCCAAGGTTCCATTTCCCAGGCGGACTCCAGAAGTCCGGCCAGCCGTATTCATGGACGAGGAGTACGTGTCCGCCCTCGATACCCTGGCGGAGCATGTGATGCAGGAGAGGCCAGCCCTTCTCAATGTCCGGGTTGCCTTCCGAGAATGCCCCAATGCCGCACCGGTAAAGTGATTGAGCCAATGTCATCCATTTGGATGAGTACACAGCCAGGCGTTCTAATCCAGATGGTGCATGTCCGTCCACCCATTGCCACGACTGGCTGACTTCGTTGTTGGTTTGCACGACATCGACGCCGTTCCACCAGGGCGTAGCCATCACCCTCATGTGCATCTCTTCGGCGAACGCTTCGGGCCGATCTCGTATGCCCGCTGCGTACACGCTGTCATCCAGATAAAGTCGGCCCACGATAAGGGTGTCCGGGCTTTCCTCACGAACAAGATGGATGTCCTCAACTTTCGGGTGAAGCATTGTCACCACGGAAGGCTTTATATCCCTGATGAGTGATCGGTAGTTGTAGGCCGAGGCCATTAGGTGCAGGCCCCACAAGGTCTTAATCGCCATTTTGGTTCTTCTCCTTTTTGCTGGGTCTTTTCTTCAAGATGTTCGTCAGGCCCTTTATGTCCTCGCGACGAAGAAGCAGCCCAACGGCGACGATGATAGCCAGGGCTATGCCACCTACCGCCACGATTATTTTTACAATCGGATCCGCACCGGGGTCCTCCAGAAGACCTATGATGTCTTCCAGCATTCTAAGCATTCCATCCATCTTAAACTCCGGTCAGCGTACCAGGGAGGGATTGAATCTTGCCATCAACCAATACCCGGATCGGTAAATCCTGGTCGGCGAGGACGACGACAGGCTCCGGTGCAGGTGCGGTGTCTTCAAGCAGCCAGGGCCGAAAATCATCAAGCCAGTTGGTTGCCTGGTAGTTTTCGTTGTGCGGAGCGTAGAAGCTCTTGCTCAACTCGATATGCCCCATCGCAAAGTGATGGTAGTTGTCATGCGGGGCGTGGGCGTGGATGTAGCGAGTGAGCATCCAAAATTCCTTCCCGGCATCCGTCCAGTCCGCTTGCACCCGCTCCATCGAGGTCGGATCCAGCGTCCACCAATGCCCGGTATGGGGATCCGGCAGGCCGTCATGGACGCCATCGACGGCAAATTCTGTTTGCACGCCATCGAAATGATCCATGCCATCATAATGCCAATTCTTCTCGTGCGGATCCTCCATGTGCCAGCCAGCATTCGCCATAATCGTATGGCCCTCAGCGCGCAGCCGGTCGCAGATCCGAAACATTCCGGCCACCTGCTCAACAGGTACACGGTGATGGTTATTGACGTGCATCTCATCGAAATACCAATCAGTACACCCACTGCCCAGCAGCAGTTCAACCAGGAAATCCTGAAATCCAGGATCTGCCATGTTGGTAAATGGCTTTCCGGGCCAGGGGCTGGGCCGAGTCCAGGCAGGATGTCGGCGAAGTTCGAGGAGGAACGATTTACGAAGCCAGTACATATCACTCAGAGGATCCGTGGTTGGTTGATACCACTGCTCATCATGCGGTTTTGTGAAGATGAAGTACCCAAGCGGCCGTATGCCGTTGTCTAGCGCCCATTGGAACGGTGTACGGCCATCAGCGTAATGGCTACCACGCTTGTCACGCACAGTCTTGACGCCTTCCGCCTGAAATACGATGGTGTGAGCGTTGGTCATCTGCGACAAGCCGAGACGACCAACGAAGTCAGACACCCTGCTACTAAGCTGGAGTTGCACTAAACGTGTTTGCTGCATGTTTACTCCTAATATGCTTTGGGTAGGGCCACGAAGAACTGATCGAGAGTGAATTTGTGGCCTTGGGTTACAGCGACAGGGCTATCCAGCGTCTGTGCGGCCAGCAATCTGCTCCCGTCAGTGAGCGCCCAATGTGTTGCGCTTCCAGTGGTATTCACATCGCCATCAGTGATCGCCGAAACAACAACCTGGCGACCATGCGGAGACGAATACGCTACCGGACTACCAACAGACGGAGTCGCCTTATCTGCAAGGCTGAACGTCGTGCGAGCCTCAGCGAACGTGCCAGGCAAGGCAGAGCAAATATCAAGCTGGCTAACAGCCGCCAGTTCGCTAAGTCCATCGTCGAGAACTACATCATTCAGAAAATAAGCCATTTGTATCTCCTATGTAAGTGGGTTGTCGTCATACGCCACCAGTTTATTATCGGGTGGAGCATGGTGTGGTGTCAAGCATTGGTCAAGCTGCTCAGAAGCAACAGCAATACACGAATCCATCAAATCATCGTAAGGTCCCATGCCGCCGAAGGGTTGGCATGTTCCATCATCCAGTATAGGCAATCCGAGTGTAGCATTTCCAATAATCAAATCAGAAGCCAGCAGGTGATCATGGATAACATGACTTTCAACGACAGGATGACCGAGTTCGGGAGTCAGTGTAGTGAGACTTAGTGCATCCAGGTCGTCGAAGAGTTGGTAGGTATCGAGAAGCGGCGATCCTAATACCGCCAGGGGGGTGATCAGGTCATCCGCTGCAAGATCATCGTCCGGTATCCACTCCGTCAAGGCGGGCGTGTCCAGGGCCGCTACATCAGTTATCAAATCACCAGCATTGAGGTCGTCATAAACCAGAACATCGCCCAGGGCCGGAGTGCCAAGCACGGCTGTCATTGTTGCCAGGTCATCCGCTGCGAGGCCATCGTCCGGTATCCATTCGCCGAGACTGGGCGTGTCCAGCGCTACATCAGTTATCAAATCACCGGCATCGAGGTCGTCATAAACCAGGACATCACCCTGGGCCGGAGAGCTTAGAACGGCTGTCGTTGTTGCCAGGTCATTTGCGCCCAGGGCGTCAAAGACTTGGTATGTACCCAAGGCGGGTGTATCCAGGGTGACGCCATCCGCAATCAGGTCATTGGCATCGAGGGTGATCACGGGCGTAATCAGCCCAAGGGCAGGGGCAACCAGCACAACCGTCATTGCCGCCAGATCATTTGCACCCAGGGCGTCGTAAGCCTGGTACGTACCCAGGCCGGGAGTGCCCAGGATGACGCCGTCAGCAATCAGGTCGTTGGCGAGAAGTGAGACAACATCCGCAGCACTGCTCAGGGCCGGGTTAGACAATTGTGGCTCCAGGCTGACGAGGTTGTCTGCAATAAGCTCCTCGAAAACCTGGAAATAATCCAGTGCCGCCTCACGTAGCACCGGATCCATTGATAGCAAGCCGTTCGCGCTCAACTCGAACGTGGTGATCGGTAATTCAAGGTGAGGCTGACCGAGTTCTGGTACGTTGCTGATCAGATCTGTCGCCAACAAGTCATCGCTCAGTTGGTGTGTGCCAAGATTGGGCGCTGACAACACAGGTTCATTTCCAACAATATCATTCGCGTGCAACTCGAACGTGGTGATCGGTAATTCAAGGTGAGGCTGACCGAGTTCTGATTCGTTACTAATCAGATCTGTCGCCAACAGGTGATCGCTCAGTTGGTGTGTGCCAAGATTGGGCGCTGACAACACAGGTTCATTTCCGACAATATCATTCGCGTGCAACTCGAACGTAGTGATTGGTAATTCGAGATGAGGTTGTCCGAGTTCTGATTCGTTGCTGATCAGATCTGTCGCCAACAAATCATCGCTCAGTTGGTGTGTAGCGATACTAGGCGATGACAACACAGGTTCATTTCCAACAATATCATTCGCCAGGATCGCATCTTCACTGAGTGCCTTCGAGCGATTGTCGAAATAGTCCTGTATGTCAATGCGGTCGTCATCGGAAAGCGCCCCCTCGTAGGCGAGCACTTCGACCAGTGAGACAGCACTGGAAAGCGCAGATCCAGATGACTGGTTGCGGGCGAACAGGGTTGCAGATTGAGAAGTTGCCCCGGTATTGATAACCCTTGCTATCGTGGCGTACACGGTACACACTACCCCATCTTCCCACATCACAATCCCATTGGCGTTATTCGTAGGCTGCTTGTAAATCTGGTGATGGTAAGTGTTGAGTGGAGACGTACCATTAAATTCTCGGCGTCCATCCTCGAAATAAATGTGCCGCCAAGTCGTAAAGTAATAATCCTGGCCGGAGGCCGGGCCATCCTGCCAGCCCATATCGGCAATGGCCTCGGAAGTGCTGGCCGTGGGGAATTTCAGCAGGAAGCAGAACGTACGGGCCACGCCACCGAGGACCGGGGCCTGGCCGTATAGCACGCCGCCAGGCAGGGACTTCGGCGACAGCAGTGCAGGCACATCGCCATTGTACTCGTCGAGCTTGAGCTTGATGCCAGATACAGAATTGGTGAAATGGTTATCATTGCCCGATGAATCTTTCCAGCAGCGAACAATGTCGTCCTGGTCCTTTGCGGGTGTCGTGCCATCGACATCGGTAAAGGTATCGACATCTGCCCGGAGCCAGAGCTTTAGACCATCGATATCCGCAGGCGACCATACAGGCGGAGCAACCCCATAGGTGATGCGGATCTCGACCTTGCTACAATTTACGTTTGCAATAGCAGCACCATTCTGAACATCGCATTCGAGATCTTCTACGTCAGTCCAGGCCCAGACAGCCGGAGCGTTTGCATCGGCGGTAATATCAATGTAGCTGGTCCAATCACCGGGATCGTCAAGAACGAAGCCGGACGGATAATCATTGCCGTCCGTAGCTCCGCTAAATACTGGACGCAAAATGATGTCTTGCTCAGGCGAACCATTGTTGCTGTAAACGTGTGAGCGTAATTCCACCTTGGATATGTAACCAAGGTCGGTCCCAGGGCATGTATTTCCTGTCAGTGCCTGAACCTGTCCCGCATTCCACGTTAAAGCAGCATCAGCAAGACTACCATTAACCATGTATGAGCCGTAGGCTTGCCATCCCTCACCGCTATTGTAGGAGTTAAAGTAATAGGTAACTTGGCTCATCAGACTTTCACCAACTCAGCATCAACCCAGGTGAGGATTGAGCCATTGAGAACATGATCATATACCTCTTGCTCCCAGGCGTCCCACACAGCGTAGCCCTGCCCCTTGAGCAAAGTCCATTGGATGAGGTCAGTCGCCCGGCGATTACCGAGAGTATGCCAGTATTCACCCTGCACCCGTATCACATGGCCTGGCACGCCAAGGAACACGAGGAAATCGACTCTCGCGTGTGCTCCGGCAATAGGGACCTGCGCGTCGTACTTGTAGCCCTGGATGATCAGAGCCTTTTCGATGATCCGTTCGGGTAGAGTAAACTCTTCATTCGCTCCCGCGGCAAATTGCTCAAGGCGATCATTCGTACTGAGTGGCTTACCCCAATTCTTGTACTGACGGCCAACGTCAGGGTATTTCTTTCCCTTCCATGTCCGCATCACCTTTAGCTTCGGCAGGTCCTTTCCGATTTTAGGCAGAGCGTCCATTTAGGCCTCCGTCATTTCGATGATAACGGTATACGCGTCATTCGTTTGCGTTCTGTTGACATCACCCCTTTGTTTCAGTTGGCGAGACAGGGAGGACACATGAACCATTCGGACAATGCCGGATATATCGACAAACTCAATAGCCTCATCTGCATCTCTGGCGACCTTCAAGTCACTCCAAAGGTCAGCACCGCTTCGGGGCTCAATGGCGTTGTTCCTTAATTCCAGTTCGTCAGAAACTGACAACTGACAACCGAACAATTCAGTTGTGTCTGGACGAGGGACATAGCGCAATGCAAAGCCCAGCAGGTGAGGGGTCGAGTAACTTTCGTTTGTGAAAAAATCAAACCTTAGCTGTATCTTAGTTGTCGCTGTAAGGTTCGGGAAAGCAAGTATAGACACTGGCTCTTCTTTGGCGTCGCCAAGGTGAACCCAGGGCAGCGTCTCGCTGAAACGATAATACACCTTGATAAAGAACTCGTTTGGATCAATGTTTTGCACGATCACTTGAAGATCAACCCAATCCTTAATTATGTTCAGCAGATCGCCAGTGATCCAGGATGAATAGAGACGCCCAGAACATTCATCCATCCACCCGCCAGCAGCACGGTCAAAGTATTTAATTTCGCTATCTGCCTTTCCGCTACCAAACGTCCATCGTCGGGAGGACCATGTAGGCTGTACAAATGAGGTGATCGCACACATCGAGGATGTCCAGATCCGTGGAAAGTTCCCATACAGCCCGCTATCAGCAAACAAGGCTCCGCCGAGATCTCCGGTCCGGTCCATCGTCATTAAGCTGTGCCAGGCCCCATTGAAGGACATAATCTGCGACCAGTCGCCAATGTCTGATTCATAGTACGCGTAGAGATAATTCAAGGTTGGCAGGAAGCCGACAAAATGGCCGCGGGTCGATTCAGTTTCCAAAAGCGACCCATCCGGGGTCACAGATGCGAATACATTTCCAGCGGAGAATTGAGCGACACCAGAGGCCAGCGAGAAGTAGAGGCCTTCCTGCCAGATAGCCATCGCCCTGAAATTGTCCCTGTTGATTTCTGACTCAAGACTAAGAATGCGATTGGCCTGAATCTTTGCTCCATCGGCAGGATACGTGTCGGCATAGGTGATCACATACAGGCCATCCAGTTTGGCCGCGTAGAGTTGGCCTTTCCAGGTGAATAACTGCCGTATCGGGAAGCGACTATCGCCAACCTTAGCTCGTTCCCCGGCAGTACCGGCCAACGCCCAGTCCTCATAATCTTTCGTGCCTTGCACGAAAACGCCATCCACGTCAGTTTGCGTCGCCCTCCACCACAGATTGTCATACAAGCAAAGACGTTCAGCGTGTTCGGTCGCTTCCAAGTCCGTGAAGGTTTCAACACCATCCCACAATTGCATAGGGGTATCAGGCCCCAAAGCAAAGAGTATTGAGGGTGCGGGGTCAGGCGTCTTGTGGACGACGAGCAAGTCTGTGCCATCATCCGGGAGACTGTGAATACCGACAGCATCAGACACAGCTTCAACCGTGTCCACATCCACCACCCGATACAGTCGTTTCCCAGCAAGGCCGAGCACACTGCCATCCCATTCCATAAATTTCACGACTGGCGTATCGGGATGCGAATTTAACTTTTGAGCCAACAAAAGCACAGTATCTCCGAACACCTCAAACCAATTAAAGTTCTCCTCAACATAATAAGTAAACGGAGTTCCATAGGTGTGCTCAGATGAAAGCACCTTGACAGTTTCACCATCCGTTAGGCCCTCAGCGTCGATCACAAGCCAATATGCGGTCACTTCGTCCAATACAGGGAGGGTGTCCATTGATCCACTCACCCACTGCCCATATCGCTTGATCTGGCTGAGGTCTACAATCGCTTCTCCATTGGCTACTGCTATGTCAGGCACACCACTCGCGTCAGTGTAAATAGAGAATTTCAAGACACTTGCATCTGTGAATTTGCTGTCGCTCTGCAAATAGGCCCATATACGCTGCAATGATTCATCACTAATGCCAGCGCGAGGAGAAGGATGTACTTTGCGTGGATGAGTCAGCGAGGCCGCCGCTATCTGACGTTCCCGTAGGTAGGCATGAACGTTGGCGACATCCGCATCGCTATTGGCCGAATCGTAAACCAGTATTTCCAATATCGTAACGTTTCCAAACGAATTTTTGGTTGCGGCGTTACGACAAAACAAGGTGGCTGTGTCGTTATTTTTGGCTGTGTCAATCGGCTCAGGCATCGTGGATTGTACCAAACTCTCGACTTCATCAATCCAAAATTCTACATCCGATTGATCACCGCCAACTTGCCGAAGCATCAGGATCTCGACCGTATCAATGGCTTGTTTGGTTGTCCAATACCGCTTGCCATCTTCAACCCACATACTCGAAAACTGCGTAAGCATGTAATCTTCCCCGCTCCACGGACCAAATTGATACCCAAAGTCAAGGATTGCACGGTCATCAGCAAGGGCAGGCACGCTACACAAAACATAGATTGTGCGCTGAGAAGATCCAGTTACAGGAGCCTTACCCATCAGGTATCCGGTTGTTTGGCCGGACCCCTTAACTCCAGGGTGTCCATTTTGGGCATCAGCGACAAGCGAGCAGGTACTGCCAGCACCGAGAAAATCATTAGCATGGCCCGATTGATCCTTCCAAAGACCAACCGGATCGCTATCAGCAACAGCAGGAGTCGCACCGAGTGCGTCTTGAAACAAGCCAGCATCCGCCCGGAGCCAGAGCTTGAGGCCATCAATGTCATTAGGCCCAAAGGAAGGATCGGGGCCTGGGCCTGGACTACCGCCAGCAGTAGCGAACGGGATAGCAACCCTGGGATTTATCGGATTTAATTCGACCCAGCGATTGTTCTGATTTTCAGGCTCGTTTCCAATGGAATAATTTAGGCCAACCTGAACATCGAGTAGAGAGACAGACCGGGTATATTCCCTGCCGCTATCGGGTTGCGTGCTATCCAGCTTGGGGCCAAGGGTTACGTGCTCCCCGCGGGCGTCAACCCTATATCCCCAGGCGTATCGAGTTACATCTGTCAGATTAAGCAGGCCGAGCCCGCCCTGGAAATTCGATTGAGCAACCACGCTATACAAATCAAAGTCAGCCAGGGAATAATCGCCAGTGACGACCTTGGCGGCCAGGGGCGTGCCGATATTGCTGCTAAAAGAATTGATACCATCGACGAGTCGATAGCCTTTGCCACCAATGTAAACGTCGTGAAGTCTCTCGCTCATGCCTAGCCGTACCTCTGCTGCCTTGCGCGGCCGCTTCGTCGTCGGGGAGGTTCGACCTTCTTCTCAATCTCTTCGGTCGTGAAGCGTAACAAGCCAGCATACCAGTCTCTGTCTATCGCCGTCGCAACGTTCATACGACGGTCATAAAAGTAGCGTTTAGCAAGAAGCATATGATCGTTCAGATCGCCGCCAACAATTGCGCTGTCAAGAAAGTCGCCGGACGGATCCTTGAGGCTCGTGTACTGGGCCAGGTATTCAATGCGGAAATAGTTGCCATCGGCCAACAACGCCTTATTCAGTATCTCCATGAACAAGATACCGTCCTTTTCCCAGAGTCGATAGTTTGAAATCTGGAAGTATCCACTCTCTTCGTCGCTTGAGTTTCTGACGAAGACGCCAGTGACTTGTGCAGCCAAAGACAGACCGTTGCACACAATCTCATATTGTGCCACACCATCCTGGATCTGATCAGTTGAAGTGAATTGCCACGATTTCACAGCAAACATCAAGGCTTGATTCAGTTCAGCCACAGTCGCGTGTTGGTACAATTCGACTTCATCGCCAGGCTCAACGGTCGCAGTGAAAGGCGTAAGGAAAGTCAGTGTTCCGGTAGCGTCCGCTCATCAACAGATTGGTGTCTGTAATTGTCGTAGGCGTAGAAGAGGATGCGTAAATCAACACATACGAATCCAAAGAGCGCGCAAGCTCTCGCCTCAGTTCAGCTAATGTATGGCTCATATTCTATTCCAACAACCGGGGGCCAGACAGAGGAGTACCTGGCCCCCAAGTTGATAAAGTGGAGGCTTACGCAGTGGTCGAGAAGTTCTGGATTACGGCGTGCGCTTCATCATTCTTCTGGATGAAGGTGTACTCGCCAACCATCTGTCCTCGCTCGTAATCGCCAGTTTTGGCAAGAGGCTCATCGAAGAACTCGTCGAAAGGCAGTATGCCAAGGTATTCAGGCTCGATGATGTACATCGTGCCTTGAGGACACCAGCGAGTCATCAGCGTGCCAATCGTGCCGAACTCGGTTTGCATGTACTCAATGACAACGCCGCCAATCTTCTCTTTGCGGGCAGTACGGACCGGATCCTTGAAGAAGGAACTGATCTTGCGCTTACCCCAACTGTTCGTAACGATCATGGAGGGGTTGCCGCCAGCGTGCCAGGCTTTTGCCACGGCGTCTTCGATGTCAGATGCTTGCAACACCGCACCAGCCAACGCAGTCACGTTCTTCGTGGTGAACTGAGGCAATCCGCCCATCGCTCGCGGGAAATCGCCTTTGCCAGCATTGCGAAAGCCGTAGAACAGAGTGCGCTCAAGTAGCCGCATTTGTTCCTTGAATTTCTTTTCGAGCTCACGATTGTACTCCGAAGACATCCCGTAATTCGGGACCTTGTTCGCAGTACGGGCGACCTTGACTTCAGCCTGGAAGATCTGAGTGTAGTTGAACTCCTCGTAAGGATCAGTGCTCATGTCAGGATCACTTTCAGCACCTTCGATACGTGCTCGTCCAACAATCTCCAGAACAGCGTCTTCAGGAATGGCGTTGCCAGCAGCACCACCGAACACACGGCTAATCGTCGCCGTAGTTCCGGTCGCAACAGTGACAACAACGTTCTCGCCCTGGTAACTCAGCACATCGCCTTTTCGCAAGACGTTGGCTGCGAGTCCGGTCAGGTTGTAAGTAACCTCTGCCACGCCAACAGGAAGCGCACCACTCTCAGCGAGGGTGATTTGCAGAGGAGCCAGCTTGTCGTTGATCCACTCAACGCGAGTGTTCGGCCAGTTCTGGATGCGGAATTTGCTCGCCTTATTTCCGCCGCCACGACCTTTCGGGCCGATTCCCAGGAATTTCAGGAACGGCGTATCCCACGGATCGATCATGTCGATAAGGTCGGCAATTGTACGCTTGCCAGGGACCATATCCGTGTTCTGGTAGGGTTGCCCCAGGTAGGTGTTTATTTGTCCTACGTTCTGTGCCATGATTTTTCTATCCTTGGGGCGTTTTCTCTACCCCAGAAATTTGTATTGAGCCTTCATTTGGAGCACCTTGTCGATGTTCCCAGAAGCCTTTGCTTTTTGATACGCTCTGATGACACCAGCTTTGCCGCCTTTCACTCCGCCTGGCTGTGTGCCTGGCGTGGCGTTCATGCCGGTGTTCTGTCGAAATGTAACCATTTGTCTCTCGACTTCTTCTGCTACTTGTTCTGCTACGCTCATCTCGTCTGCCTCCACTTGCTTCTTTCGCGCTTCCAGGCTCTCAGATGTTTCGTGAGCCGGAGTGCTCGTTGCCTTAGCTTGCCAGGCAACACGTTGGATGTCAGAACTGGTCCTGATTTCAGAATCACTGAGCAGCGATTGATATTCAGCACTATCAGGATCAATACCGACTTCGCGTGCAACAACAACGCTTTCAGCTTCTATAAGTTTTCCTCGCAAGAGGCCAGCTTGGTAGTTGCCGTAATCGCGTTCTTCTTGCGTCGTACCGTCAACTGCATAACTCCTGGCGTCGGCAAACTGTTTTTTCAAGTCTGTAAACGTCCGAAGTTCTTGGGTGGAGGGGCCGGAGGGGGGTTCAGCTTTAGCGGTTTTAAGTGCCTCGTTTTCCTTCTCAAGTGCGGCCATCTTCTTATCGTACTTGCTCTGCCATGCACTAAAGTCAGACTGACTAACTGGAGCCGCACCATCATCTTCTGGCCCTTCGTCGTCATCGGATACACCGTCATCCGCCGCTTCTTCCGCTACCTGCTCCTCACTCTCTTCGGCTACATCCTGTGTGGCTTCCTGGTCCATTTCATCATCCAGGGCCTCTTCGTATGCTCCGAGATTGTGTAGATCAAGCTCGTCAGTTGCCATTTTGTTCATTCTCCGTTATTGAGTTATTAAGGATTAAGATATTATTAGTGTATCAGGGCGTTGCTTTGCTTTTCAACTATCTCACCGTTACGGTTTCCCTTTCTGACTTTCCACCAGGCGAATATGACGGGAGGTAGGGCTTGTACGAAGTGTTGCCGCCATAGTCGCCAGGCGAGTACCCGCCGCCTCCGCTACCGCCGCCATAGCTACCGCTGCGGTAGCTACTCCTTCTGCTGCCGCCACTGGAGGAGGCGTACTTCTTCTCCTCCTCATCTATCTCTGGAAGAGGTGTGTCCGGGTCGAATTGCTTGGCCGCTTCTTCGGCCAATACGACCTCCAGGGGCACTTGACGCTCCCACGCCTCCGCTATCAGCCAGGCCCTCTCACTGTCAGGTATCAAGGCCACGTTCTTGTACGCTTCTTCAAGATGGGCGGTATCCCATCCCCTCTCCTCGAACCAATCAAAGGTTTCCTGCACGGAAGGTATGTAGTCCGTAGCGCGTCCCTCGATGAGGCCGGGGAAACTCAGATCGATTTCCCGCTTATGCTCCTTCAAAAGAGTGACGCCAAACTCCGCCTTCATTTCCTTGCTTTCGTCGATGTACTCGGTTGTTCCGTGGCCGTCAGAAATAGCGGTCTTGTATTTCCAATACTCAAAGACATGGCCGTATTCAGCCAGCACATCGTCCTGCTTCTTGAAATTCCACCCGGCTTGCAACTCAGGATTCTGACGCAGGAAACCAGTACGCTGCCGCCAGTCGCTTTCATCAATCGCCCAGAACTTCTTGCTCAATTGAGAGTGATTCGGAAATAACTCTTCATGCGTATCGTAATAACGTTCCTGGTCGTCAAACACCGTCTCTCCGAAACGGGCCTTATACTCATCATAGGTCAACCCAACATCCTCAAAGATGTTCTCGCCGTATCGCTCACGAGCAGCATCATTGTATTCTGCCAGATCCTCAATTATCTGAGGGTCGCCAGTGATGCGAACGTACTCATCTTCTCGCAGGTCCTGCGCCCCGTAATGGGTATTTTTCAGGACACGCACCAGGCCATCGAGAGGACGAACCGCCAACTTCTCTTCCTGGATGTAATCTTCCATCGCTTCGGGGTCAGACACCATCGCCATGATGCTTTCAGGCGTCTCGCTGAGGCCGTATTGCTCGAACTCCGCCAGGCGTTCAAGAGCCATAATCACCACAGGGATAGTTTGGATATTGTCAGGGTAGTTCTCGTACCACTCATTTGTAGCGTCCATGTAGGCGGAGAAATCGAGCTTGCCTTCCGACCCAGGTGGAGCGTAGGGGTCGTCAAGGGCCGCCGGATTCTCGTAGAACTCATTCGTGGTCGGCCTGGTGGACGCAATTTCATTGTAAATCTGATTGATGGTAGTCTGCTCAATTTCTCCAGGGTTCGCACCGTAAATACCCCACAGGTGAGGATCGTCCGCGATCTCCTCTTGTTCCACCATCCACTTCTCAAAAACGGCCGATTTTGCTGCGTAGTATTCCTTTTTGAGTGCATCCTGCTTCCCAAAGTTGACAGGCTCTGCTTCGATAAGAGCGTCCATGCGCGGCAACCACTCGGCTTCGACGGCATCGAGGTCAAGTGTTCGGCCAGTCCTGGTGTAGAAACCAGGACGCCCGATAGTCGCTTCAGGGAAGGTTTCCTGATCTTCCGTAAGTTTTGCCTGGCTGCCAGTAACGCCAAGGGGCGCATTGGGATCGTCGCCAGTGGGGGCCGCAATATCTGGGTCCCACATATCGGCGTCGAACATCTCCTTCATGGCGTTGATCGCTTTTTCACCCTCGGTCATCAGCGAGGCAGAGAAACCAGTGAAGAAACTCGTGAGGCCAGCAAACCCATCATTGACGCCAGAGGTGTTTGCGGCGTCCATATAGATCGGGTCAACTTTCAACGCCTCGATCTCGCTCTCACTCAACTCGCCAGCTTCCCACGCTCCAATCTGCTCATAGACCCTGGCGTACTCCATCAATAGCCGCATATCCACATTGCCGCGTTCAATCCCGGCCTTGCGAAGAGAGTCGAAGTCAGACCAGTCGCCACCAGGCAGACCAACCGCTTCAGCAGCGGCAAAAGTGGTGTGTTGTTGCAATCGACTCATGTCCCAGCGGCCTGTACCCATCAGCATCCCGCCAGCAGAAATCGTGTTCGGGTAGAACTTTTGCAGGAGTGCAGTCATGTCGTCAATCGCCCCGGTGTACGTAACAACATCTTTCAAAAAGCCAGGAGCGTGCGTACCTTGCCAGGTGGGTCGTTTCTCGCCGTCATGCTCGTCCGGGTCCCATTCGTCCTTGGCCCGCAAATTGCTTTCAATCCAGTCAATGTAACTGTATTCGCTGAGGCCGAAAGTCTTATCAACCAACGCCATCAGGTCCCACAAACTATTCACATCTGCGATGTCATCGAAGTTGATGTCAGGCATCGCGCTTTCCCAAGGCAACATAGAGCTAAGGGGATTTTGGACATAGACCTCATCAGCATAATTCTCCAATTCACCATCACCAAGGCCAAGGCGTATCTTGTCATCATAAAACGACCGATACTGAGGATCCCCGGCAAACTGTTCTTTAAGGCCCTCGTTCACACGGTACAACGAATAGGCCATCCCTGGCTTGGCGATAATACGCTGCAACCAGTTCCAGGCCGAGCGCGTTGACCAGAACGAATAGGGGTATCTGAAATCCAATAGCAGATCAACCTTGTTCACGTCAGAATAATCCATGAGACTGAAATCAGTCAGCTTCTTGACGATGGGAGCAACCGCTGCTTTTGCATCAAGGAACGGTTGACGAAGAACGTCCATCAACTCATCTGTTATCTTCGTAACCTCGTCGGGGTGAACGTAGGGAGTCTCCACAGGATTGGCCTGGCGTGCAGCAAACCCGGCATCGAGGTCGTCCAGATCCTTCATTTTCTTATCAACAATGTGTCGGTAGCCCCTGGCGACATCTGGAGGCGTTGCGTCAGGCATCCCGCCAATAACGGGCTGATTCATCTGGTCGAGGATCCGTTTTTGTTGCGGAGTCAGACTCCCGGCCATTTCATTGTACCCGGCATTGGATGTGTCAGGCCGAACATATTTCACCCAGGGGTCGCCACCTTGTTCTGCAAACTCCTCGCCCAGGGCGTTGATTGCGATCTCCCTTTGTTGGCGAGTGGAGTTAATCAGATTATCAGACAGGCGGCCAGTCGTAGGCACAAACGGTATCAATTCCGGGGCCTCAGCAGTCATTTCAGGCATTGGAACCGTCTCGCTGATGTCAACACCGAGCGCTTCAGCACGAGCCTCTTTGTAAGCTCTCCTGGCCGATTCAACATCTGCCTGGGCCTTTTCATAAAACTCCTTCTTGCCCGCGGTAAAGGTCCTCTCCCACACCTTGCTTGTCTCGTCCATGCGTTTCTTCGTAGCTACCACCTTGCGCTTCGCAGCATCAGTCGCCTGGGGGAACTGCTCATCGAGGCCCATTGCAGCAGCCTTTTCTTCAGCTTTCTTAAATTGCCTGTACAGGTTCGCTGCGTCTGGGTCGCCATCTCGATAGGCGTCCCTGGCTGCTTTTTGTAAGCGATTCCTCTCCGTTCTAACATTGTAGTATTCAGCATCAAACCTTCTGATCGCCTCCGGGTCCGCAAGCTGGGCAACCCTTCGACTCTCCTTCTCCGCCTTTCTTATAAGGGCCATGTCCAGCATATCATTCAAACGCCCAAGTTCTGCGTGAATAACGGGAATTGTACCTTGGTGCAATGTTGGATCAGCAAGCATCTCGGTGATTTCAGCAACTCGCCCGCGATAGCCCTCCAGGGTCTGCTCAGGAGTCAGATACTCAAATATCTCCCCAGTATCCGGGTCGATGCTTTTCTCTTCAGGTATGCGCCCTTTGGGGCGATCAATAAACTCAGGCGTAGTCGGATCGGGAACCCTGGCCGCAGCGTCGCTCGCTTCTTTGGCAACCCTGGCATTTTCCTGGCTGATTGCATCGTTGATGAAGTGTCCGACAGACCCCTCGGCATCCGTACCGCCATACACCATACTCATGCCAAGCTCATCTGCCAGGTTCTCGACCATCCCTATTTCATCAGACGTATGGAACATATCGTTGGTGACATATTGCCCATCTGTCTTGAAGAAATCGGGCTGGCGACCTTCCTTAATCGCAGCGCTCACTTCCTCATAAACACTGGCCTTGTCACGAGATGCACGATTCCATATCTTTCGAGATTGCTCACGCATATACGTTCTGCCGCCAACGTTGCTCATCCACGCGCCCCTGTGCTGCTCGATGTACTCTCGCACCATCGAATCAAGGCGTCTCGCTTCGCCATCGGCGGCGGTGATCATGCCGTAGGCGTATTTGTTCTTATTGAGAACTTCGGCGGTGACATCCTTGAAAGCCACCTTGCGTGCGTCATACACCAGTTGGCGGTCGCTGAGAAGGGAAACCTTATGGACCTCCTCTCCAGCATCGTCAAACCGGCGACCCTTGAAAGCCTCCTCGGACTCCTTCCACATCCGTTCCTGCTCAACCATAAAGTCAAACTCGTCTGGAGGAGGGACCTTACCGGTGTTCACATCATCGATCATCTTCAAGGTGTCGTCCATCAGCTTCTCTTGAGCCTGGACGTAGTTCTCTACACGCTTCGGCCAATCCACTTCATAGTGTTGCCGCCAGACATCAACTTCATTCCGCCCAGCCCTAATCCTGGCCCAGGCCAGTTCGACCACCTCGTCAGTTTCCTCAGAGAATTTGAGCCAAAGCCTTTGCTGATCGATCATCGCCTTTGGGATAAGGCGGTCGGCATGTGCTGAATCGGCTAACGCCGCCAGGTTGACGCTCACCCTGGCATTCGCTTCATTGATATGATCCATCGAGCGCATAATGCGGGACATCTGCTGATCGTCAGCCTGGGAATGAACCCAGTTACGCCCGCGTGCATTTGTCCAATCGCCGTCCACAACGTAGTCGCTGATGATAATCGGAGCGCGCTGGTCATATTCATAACCATAGCCCTTGATGCGGATCTCGTCTCGCATCGCCTTGCTAACCTCGACATACGTGCCATCATTCCACGCATCCTGCAACTTCACCATCTCAGGGATTTCCAGGCTCTGTCGCTCAGTCAAAAACTGAGTGACCGGAACCCTTTCACCAGTGAGCACTTTCCCGATGTTGCTCTCAACCTCCTTCAATGTTCGGCCCTGCTGCGCGGCAAGTACGAGGTCCCGGTACATAGATTGAGGAGCTTCAATACCGTTAATCTCTACTCTTGGCAGATCAGGAAACAACAAACCATTCGGAGCCTTCGTCAAACCAGGTCCGGCCCCACCCCAAAGCTGCTCGGCCACCATCGGCGTCCAATGATACAAGCTGCGATTCTGCGCTCCGCCCTCTCCAATCCAACTGTCTCCCATCGCCACACCCCTGACTTTCTCCACGCCAGGAATATGACCCAGGAACTCACCAACCGCCGACTTATGTCCGGCGTATTCAGCAACCGCTGTCGAGCGCTCCGCCACTTCCATCAGGTTAAATTCAACCTTCATGCTTCGCAGTGCGTCATCGCTGTAATTCATCAACTTCACTTCATCAGCAAGCAAGTGCATGTAGTTCCCGACCCCGTTCCGAATAATCGTGCGGGGAGTCATCAACCAACCGAACCCGATTGAGTGGATCGCCTTAACGTTCCTGTAAAATCGGGTATGGGCAGATGGGACAAAATCAATCGCACGCTGGGCGTCCGTAATCAGACCATTCTCACGCATCGAACGAGTGACCAGTTCTTCGGCCAGATCGTTCCGAAACCTGAGAGCGTCCACAGAACGTATCTCACCACTCACCGACCGGCCAGTGATCGCCCTGCTGATACTGGGAAATTCCTCGAAATTGGTGTCCTTCAACAGGCGGCCAGCATGGACGCCGCCAGTACCAGTCTGCTTCGACGCGTCAGCAACAAAATCGTCCATATTTTTCAGAAGCAAGTCAGGATCAATCACGCTCCTGAACTTCATCTTTGCCGCATCAGCGCCCCTGGCAAGGTCAGAAGCAGAGATTTCAGCACTTCTCGTTACATCAACCACCTCGCCCGCAATATCATCGATCTGCCCAGGCACATCCAAGCGCTTGGTAATGGTCAAACCTTCCTCAGCTATCGAAGACGCCTTGTAATATGCCTCCTGTGCGTTCCTGGTCGCTTTCGCCGTAGGATGCTTCAGCCATCTCGTATGCCAGTCCCACACAGCGTTGATCGGGCGTCGCAGGAACGTGGGAGAGGGCAGGGCGAGCACCTTTGACTCGGTGAGGATGCTGACGCCGGAACGGAGCACGTTATTCTTGTTCAAGGCTCCAAACTTAATCCCAGTGCCAGGGGCTGCCAAACCAAGGCCAGCCTCAAGACCCATCCGAGCCCACAGAGGGACCTCCTCATAATACTTCTCGATAAGCTCTCCGTAGGCAGGCTGTACATCCTCTCCGCCTCTCATCCGCATCAGTGCGGCCATGACAGGACTACCAGCACTAGCAACGTATTCTCCCAGCCTACCCTCGTCCAATAACATCTGACGATACGCATCATTTGCCGTACTTTGATGATAAAGAGATGCGCCCACAAACTCACCGCCGATGTTCAGGAACTCAGCAACGCCGGACGCATCGGGACCCCAGCCAGCCTTCTTCCACTCCACATCAAACAACGGAACCTCCTCGTCAAGCCAGTTCGGTTCGCCATCTTTCCGTATCGCATCAGCCGCCCACTGCACGTAATCAGAGGGGTTCCATGTCGGCTCATCCTCACGAGCTATCTGTTGCTCCCGCCGCAACGCCCCAGGCTTCTCGTACCAGGGCATTCCAGGGTCGTACTTCACATCATCACCACTCGGTAGCAACTTCTCACGCCACGTCTCAAAGAACCCACCAGCCTCCTCCTCTTCCTTCGGGGCGGACGAGGCCAGGCCAGGCCCTTTCCCGTAATCAATGCCAGTCACAGGAGAACGCTCAAGCCAACCCAACGAGTTAGGCTGTACAGTTGACTGTGCAGGGATAGGCCGCGCGGGTTGGACAGGAGTTAGGCTTTCACTTACAAGAGCGTTCGGCCCTCTCACGCCGTCTCGTGCGCCTGGGAGGGGCGTTGGTTGCGGCTGCGGTTGCGGTTGCGGCTGCGGTTGCGGTTGCGGACGCAACAGCGGTTGCGGGCGCGCAGGAGCCTTTGGGCGAATCCTTATGGGGTTAGGCAGAGTGCCTGGTTTGGGGGCTGGTCGTCCATCGATCCACTGATCGACCCAGCCTCCACTTCCGTTTCCAGCAGGCATAGCGTTTCCTTAGAATGAAGAGTCGGGGGCGTAACTCACGGTCGGGGGCGTGAACAATGGTTGGCGAACGAACTGTTCTTGCAGCATCGGTTCGTAGGGTTGGATGCTTTCCCACATATTCTTCGCACTGGCGTCGCCATTGCGAATCGTTTCCCAGATGCGTTGCCAGTCGTAGAGTTGGGGCATTCGGTTGGCGTAGCGGGAGAACAGTTGTTCAATAGCCTGGAACATACTGTACATATCTGAGGGCAGTTCTTCGCCCCAGAACGACTTATATGCTTGCATCCATTCCGGGGTCATGCCGTAGCCTTCGTAGGCTCCGCCTTCACTACTGCCGCCGCTGCCGCCGCTGCCGCCGCCGCTGTATCCGCCGCCGCTGTATCCACTTCTGTATCCGCCACTGCTACGTTTGCCGATAGCGGAACCGGCAGCCGCTTTCGTGCCCTGGCCGCCGATGTTCGAGAGGTTTCCTGCCGGGGTGGAGGACGAGGAGATGATCGAGTTATTCAGAGCCGAACCCATCTCCACAGGGATCGGATTAAGCGCGTGTCCAGGCTGAGGAGCGGGAACCTTCACCTTATGCAAAGGAGGGGGGGGCGGTTGCTTGAAATAGGGATCTGAGTTATTGGTTGCCGTCGATTGATAGGGCGGCATCATGTTCCCGGCATTTTGTGGAGTCGAGCCTGGTTGTCCGGGGCCAGCCCAATACTGAGGCGGGGGTGGAGGCTGATACGCAGGAGCGGGTGGAGGCTGATACGCAGGAGCGGGCGGAGCGGGAGCCTGGTACGGATTGGGATTTTCTCTTTGACGCCTTTCCATCTCCCAGGGCAGTTCCGGCAAGCCCAGGGGCGTATTGGGCACAAAGCCTGGCGTGTTTGGCAAAGCTGGCAGGCCCAGAGGGGTGTCAGGCACAATGCCGCCTCTGACTCCTCCGCCACCTTCCCAGGGCAATTGAGGCAAGCCCAGGGGCGTATTAGGAACAATCGAAGGGACTTGACCCGCAGAACCTGTCGGGTTTGACGGATACATCTGATTCAGGACGTTGCCAACTGCCGGGAGCACATTTTGCCGCGTGTAATCCATGACTGGCGGATAGATATTCTCCATCAAATAACGAGGGACCGCACCTAAGTTACCAATCATGCCTGGAACGCCAGTCTGTCCTGGCGGTTCAAATCTAACAGCATGGTCTGCTTCAGTGCTTCCATCGCGGAATCGAGGAACACCTATATAGCGTTCGTCTGGCTGTCCAGGACGAGGATGGAAACGAGGATACGGATCGCGGCCGCCGCCTGGTGGTGGATAAATCCCTGGAGGGCCGTATGGCGATTCCTCCCAACGCTGACGGGGAGGACCTTCAACAGGGCCGGGACGAAACCAGCCAGGGTCCACGCCATAGGCTCCATATTTAGGTTGGGTCGCAGTCGGATAGCCAGGACCAGGAGCCAGGGGATGTATGTTCTCGGCCCGCGGTACTTGGCGAACGGGCGGGGGGCCATAGGCCGACTTCGGGTCAACGGGCGCTGTGCGGGTCGGCATAACCGCTAACTGGTCGCTCTTGCCCTTCGACACGCTACTTTTCCGCTTTTGAGGCCGCTGGGGAGGCTTCTTTTTCTTCTTCTTTTTCTTCTTCTTCCAGCCAGGAGGCGTTTGAGGGCCTTGTATGGGCTTACTGAAATCTATTTGCTTGGGCGCGGGTTTCGGAGGAGGACCATAATTAGTGCCGCCGCTCGCTCCACCACTATCTGTTGGCATTGCTCATCTCCTTTTTACGTCTGGGCTTTTTGCCCTGGTTAAGGATGTCTCGATAAATATCTACTAATTCCTCTTCAACCTCGGCGGCGGCCTCTAAAACCATATCTGCGATGTCTTGAGAACCAACTACGCCAAGGTCTTCTTGCTTAATTTTCTTCATGGCTGAATCATCTCCTCATCCGGGGGGAGGGGAAGACCACCACCCTCACCGGCCACCTGTGCGATTATCTGCTCCATACCAGGGGGCATCGAGGGCGTTCCGCCAGGAGCCATACCAGGATCCATGCCGGGAGGCGGAGCCATCTGCTCAGGAGGCATCATTCCTGGAGGAGGACCACCGACACCGGGTGGGAGCGGCATACCCCCTGCCCCAGGGGGGGGTGCGGCCATGCCTGGAGGCGGGCCACTCAACGCACCTTCCATCATCTCCAATCGCTGCATCACTGCTTCCAACATCTGCATTGTCTGAGGATCGGGGCCCTGCGGCTGCTGCGCGGCCATCATATTCTTCTCCTGACGCATCTGCTCTTCCCTCTCCTGCATGGCGACCTCTTCCGGGTCGGGAATCAGCCCAGCCTCAATCGCTATGCGCTCCGCTACTTTCGCAGCCGTCTCAGTGGTCAATCGCTCCTTCAATATCCGCATCAATTCCTTGCGGTTATCGCTTAACTTCAATATATCAACACGAATCGTCTCGTCACTCAGCAACGGCTTGCCCGTACCATCCGGCTGCCTGGCCGCCACTGCCAAGTTCATGTTCCGCTCGTCATCAGCAGGCATCGGATCCCCAATCACCACCTCGCAATACACATTACTATCGACCTTCTTCCAATCGAGCTCCACACCATGAACCACCATCTTCTTGTCCATCCCCCGCTGCGTCACCATAATCTCCATATTATAGCCACGCTCCTTCAGGGTCGGACCCAGCAATTCCTTCGATATTGACAAACCAATGTTGCACACATCCGCCAGACAGCGAGTCACCGCATTCGCAACAGGGATCATCACTCGACGGCCACTCTCCCCCATAATCGAAATCGCATATCCAGCCACATTCGCACCCATCTGCTCACCATACAACGCAGCAGGTACACTCGCACGATGAAACCGATCCTGCCATTGACCACTCACTTCCATCAAATCTAACGGCAGATCTCCTTTCACCAGCGACTCTATCTTCTCATTCTGCTCAGGAAGAAGGTAATTGATCGCTCCATGCGTCAAATCCAAGTCCAACTCCGCTTCACTCCGATTCGACCACACCACCCAGGCCGCATTCGTGTACGCCATCACTGCCGTCACTTTCGCAGACTCCATCAAATTCATCACTTTCAACGTTCCTACCCATTCCTGCATCAAACCAGCAGCCATCCGTTCAGGATCCAAACGACGCTTCGACTGAGGCCTGATCGCCCGTATCGAATAGGGCAACACACCATAACCATGCTTCGTCGGAGGCATCAACCACAACACGCCCTCCTCCAACTCCGCACTCCCATCTATCTCCGCCATCGTCCCACCCGTTACCCAAAACGCCTTCTCCTCTCCACTCCACCACTCCCACACAGTCACAGCATCATCATCCTTCCACTGCCCAGGTACATCAAGCTCCGGCCAGTCTATCCGCACATCACCAGCCACCGCCTCATATCGCTCAAACACCTCCACCAACCTCGTGCGCTGATACACCGGGTACACATACCGATAATCCCGAATCTCAGGGACCAGGGGGAACTCCTTCATCCGCTCACTATCCTCCTTCCCCTCCCTCTTCTCCGGGATCCGCTCTTCCAACATCAACACACGCATCACCACCGCTCCTCGCATCACTCCATCCATCGCCAATTCATGCGTCAACAACACATCCTCCTCCCTCTCCGTCGTCTCCAACCACGCATCCAACCACGCCTCCGTATCATTCGCCATACCCTTCGCCTTCGGCTTCTCACTCTCAGACGCCACATTCACATGAACCTCCCGCGCAGCCAACAAATCACATATCATGTTCGCCGCCGTCTGTCCATCATTCACCCGCACTTCATACACATCACTGTCAGCACCCTGACGCTCTATCCCCACATCCCAATAGTACGGCTCAACCTGGTCCAATATCGCATCTCGCGCACTATACCGATCCTCAACCAACTGCGCTCGCTTTACTAACTTACTCCTAACGCCACCCGGCTCTGCACCACCCGCCGAAAGGAGATCTCCATAGAATCCATCACTGTTTTTTGACATAAATCTCTGCCTCGTATGAAAAACTGCTGGTCTAATTCGTCTGCCCAACAGTCTACACACAATGGCACTTCTAATTCAAGCCTGAACGACAACCGCCCACTCCTCCCATCCAACACACTGCCAGGCGTCACCATCACCACTACCGCCTCCCCCCCACACTCACACATCACACCCCACCCCCACCCTCTCGCCACCCCCTCCCAAATATGTCGTTCTCCATCCTTATCCTCCCATTACCCACACTCGCCCACCTAAACAACCAATCCAACGTCTCATCCACACTGCCCAATCGCAAATCTCCCAATCCCATAAAATGCTCGATCCTCATCACATTCCTCACCCCTATTTCCACACCCCCCGCAACAACCGCTGTCATCTCGTCAACCTCAACCCTCATCTCCTCCGCACGGTGCATGTAACAATACTCCCCACCCCCATACCGCTTACGCTTACACCGCTTCCCCTCCACTGTCACTGCTACACACCTCTCACCCTCTACATACGTCTTCGTCTTAACTCCTTTCTTCGGCATCGCTTCCTCCTCACTATTGAAACAATTGGGATATTCCCAATCGCACCAACAGTATACACCACACCCCTATATCCCCAAAACCGCAACCCTGCCGCGCTTCCTCCCCAAATGCTCCACAGCACCGTACCGATCATACAAATAATAAGCATACGACTTCATTGCATGATTGTCCCGATCTATCGGCAATACTCGCAATCCCATCCGCTCCTGGTCCACCGGCCTCTTATACAACCCATACTCTCGCAATCCCATCACACAATTCGGACTATGCTTGATCCTCGCTAACCCAGTCTCAGGATCCAATAAAAACGTCCTGTGCCTGTCTATCCCAGCCGTCACACCAACAGGCTGACTCCGCAAATGCACCCTACCCTTATTCCGCCATATCTCCACCTGACTCCGATCCCCCACATGTGCCCGCCCTGCTATATCTATCACCCCACCCACCACACTCTTCCACCACACCCTACGCTTACACTCCCGTATCACCTTCTCCGCAGTCCACCTCCTCACATGTATTTCATCCACCACCCACACCACCTCCTTCTTCCCATCCTCCTTCCTCACCTGCATCGCACTCACATGGTAATACCCAGGGTCATACCCCGGATCCACAGCCAACTCCACATCCAACGCCGGATCATACACGACCTCCTCTCCCACATGAACATTATACTCAAACTCAGGAAATATCAACGTGTGGGGCTTGTGCGGAATCGCCCCAAATCGCTCCATAAATAAATCCGGCGGAAACTCCCTCCTCAACTTCACAATCTCAGGATCATCAAATCCGCCAGGGTACTTCGCCAAATTCGACCAAGTTGGCAAACTGAAGGACTTGTTCTCCCCCCATCCACCCAACCACTTCTTGAACCGCTCCGCATACCAATTATTGCTGTCCTCAAACGTGCCACTCATCAACACCGGAGCCTTCTTCTCCGCCGCCCTTCCCCTCACCTTATAAAACGCCTCCACATCCATCTGGGCCGCCTCTCCCATCATCACCACATCTGGAGCCCGACTCGCTATCTTCCGCAAATCACTCGTCGTCTTCGTCTGCATCACTCCCATACCCATTATCTCCACCACCCACGAACTACTCGACCCCCTCGGCATACTCGGCTTCCCACTTACCTGAAATCCCATCCTTATCAACCCCTCATACATATACTCAAACTCCACCCGCGGCTGCTCATAATCCGGGCCCAATATCCACACCAACTGTCCCACCACTCCATTCCTCACATTCCACACCACCTTCACCAACCCATCCATCGCCATACTAAACGACTTCCCCGCACGCTCACCTCCCGCCACCATCCGCACACGATGCCGATCCAAATGAAACTCCTTCTGCAATTCGCTAGGCTCATATCCCAATTCCTCAAACACCGTCGCCATCAACCAATAATAATCCCGCCACAACGCCTCATCCTCGTCCACCTCAACTCCCCCATACCGCAACGTCAACTCATCATGTATCGCACTCATCGCTCCACCCCACTTTCCACTATCCCTCCTATACGATACAACAACCGCCGCAACCTCACATTCTCCCTCCTCAACGAAACCACATCCTCACTCAACTCCACCTCCCCCTCCAATAACTCAGGATACTCCACCCTTATCATCTCCACCCAACCATTCAATATCACCCTCCCCACCTCCCCCACATGTTTTATCATACGATAATCCCTGTACCGCGACACTCGCGCCCAATCCACCACCACAGGATAATCCCCATACACTTTCCTGTCCAACGGAACCGCTAACCCACTCGATACCATCCCCCACATCACCCTACAATCATTGCCACTTCCCTCTATCAACGGACTCTCACATAATATCATCTTCCTTCCTCCTGATCTCTCGTGATGGCGTACAGTTGTCCCGTACTACCTGTTTTTACTCATTATCACTTTTAACTAAGCGTACTCCGGTGATATTCTTAGCTGTTAGAATTTTAATTACTCATAAGCGCATCCCAAAATAGTGACCGGGTACATTGAATTGGATGAGCGGATGATTGGATGATTGGATGATTGGATGGTCTTTTGTTTGGGATAAAGTTCGTGGGGGTATAGTGGGGGGGGTGGGGTATGTTGGCGAGGGGGGGATGTGGTAGGGGCTATGCGGGCATGTCTTGTGGCTGCCTGGGAACGAAGATTGATACGCGAGGCGATGAACCCACCAGGGATGGGGGGGGTGAGGGAGAATGTACATGAGTGGGGGGGCTACGAGGTGAGGAGAGTGAGACAAGACACGGACAAACGGGTGCGGCTTCGCTTCGCTCACCCTTATTATTATTGCTTCATCTTGTCAGGGTTTTGTCCAAGTTTTGTCCATCCTTCCTCACTCGACTCGACATAACTGTTCTAGTGGGTAGTATTCTCAGTCCTCTTTGTCCAGGTTTCTCTGCCATTCCTCGACAGGATCAAGCACCTTGACCTCCGCTTCAATCGGCTCATCGCCACTCGTCAGCGCCCAGGGCGGAGGCTTCGCCTCCAATCTGTGCATGACTTCTATCTTCACATGCTGGTCCACGCCCCCTGTGAGGGCGACGAGCTTGTCCGTCGAGATGCCAGTTGCAATCATCAACTGATACGCCGACATCTCCTTTCTGCGCTCCAGGGCCTCCCGAAGGAACGTCAAACCTGCCACGCCCATGAGGTCGGTGAGCGAATCCTTAAGCCTGACGCGCGTCTGATTTCCGGCTTCAGGGCCCCTTCTACGCTCCTCCATCCAGGCAAAAAGTGTACTGTATGGAACGTCCAATTCTCTGGCAGTGCTGCTGACGGCTCCCTTAGTCAGCGGGTATCCGTTGGCCTGGCAAAGCACAACGGCACGGTCAACGTAGGTGTCGGAATAGCTTCGTTCGACGGCGTGTTGGATGATGTCTTCGGTCTGTTCGGTCATGCGAGAATGTTAGCATATCCGTATACAGTCGTCAAGAAGAGAGTGTGTTAAGATGTCTATTTACGCTCAGGAGGTTGAGGATGGATGTATTAGGCAAGTGGGCGTTGATTGTGTTGTTTGTGATAGCGTTGGTGATGGTGTTGTTGACTGTGGGTGCGGAGATAGGGAGGGGGGCGGACAATAGTGGGGTCTTGTTAATGTCACGTTGTGAGGGTGAGAACTGTGTTACCCTGGGAGGAGGGCTGGTGTGTGAGGTTCGGGAGGCGAGGCGGCATGATGCTTGGGAGGGGGTGTTTGAGCAATTCCCTGGGAGGGTGGACATGAGTGTGGATGGGTACATAGCCACTGAATGTAAAAATCTAGGGAAGAGATACATCTTGGGGGTGGGAGGGAGATGGTATCGGGTGGTGGTAGCTGATTGTAAGAACAGGTCGGAGGCTCCTGTAAAGGGGGGGAGTTTGGATATTGATTACAGGATATGGAGACATGCGGGATTGGATAATAGGCCGGTGGTGGCATTGTTGTGTGAGTGGTGAGGTGAGGGATATGACATGAAGTGACAGGAAGTGACATAGAAGTGACAGTAGTGTCAGGTGGTGGTGGGGATTATGTTCTGTCTCCACTGCCAGGGGCGGGCAGTTCCGAGCAGCCTGGCTAAGCCTGGAAAGACACCAGCCACACCAGGAAAGGCTAGAGTCAAGAACATAGGAGCACCTTGGGACGAGGCAGCCAGCGGCGGGAGAGCACCGCCTGGGAAGCTGTCTCCTCTACTGTAATAGAACCGTCAGGCGTAGAGAGAGTTCGGTTGGAGGACGTTGGGTCAGCCTGAGTAACTTTACGGGCGGACATCACCCAGAAGGGAAGGCTCTTCGTCGGCCAGCAGGAAAAGCACCTGCTGCGCGCTCCTACGAGCAAAGCGTTTACCTAGATCGTCCGCCCTACACCGAGATTATCAGCGGGCGACAGAGGCAAAGCGTCGCCCAATCGTGCTGAAATCTCTAGGATTGGAAAGTTAAATAGGAATTGCCCCAGCAATTCCCGGTACTCGACTGCACTAGTCTTCATTTGAGCGGGTTCAAATCGGGGAGCCTCCCGATTTGCCCCTCGCTCAAATGTCAGCCGTCGGCGTCTCCGCCCTAAGGATTCGGAACCCCCCCCCCCTTCTTTGTATTATACTGGGAACCTGTCCAAAGTAAAGTGGTCTGGTCTTGAGATTTTCTAAAAGTGTAGAGCACAAAGGAATACTCGGAAAACCTTTACATCACTACATTACGATAAGTGAGATTTGAGTTGTCAGCAACCTTAGTTTGGATCAAACCGCGCGGTCGCACGCTTGACCCGTGACGTAAATCCGAGTAGAACCATAACGCACTTTTATAAATTCTCATTTTCCTACATTGGGGCGGAGTCATGTACCTTTAGGGTGAGGGAGCCGGAAAACCGACCAAGCACAACCACTTGACTTTGAACAGAACCACGCTCGTAAACGGGCCTTGCCCACTTCGCTCCAGTAGAATAAAAGTTCGTTGGGGGGGAAAGGCATTTCACAGAGTCAAAAACAAATTCAAAACCTTTTCCTTAATTCATCGCTTACAGGAGGCGACAATGTTTACAATTCGCAGGATGTTACTTGCAGTGTTGGACAGGCTAATCGACGATTTAGTTCGAGTCAGGATGCGGACCTTGCGAGATATGGATTACACGCAATGGTACGACGAAACGATGGACTATGAATTCGACGAGTTCGGAGAAATCATCTTACCGTTCTAGCAGTATTCGCTTTGACCGGCTGTTCAGTGATGGGCAGTCGGTCATTCTCAACAGGAGTTACACCATGCAGAAAGTTTCAGTAGTAAACGTGAAGACGACTGATACAACGTTCGAGTACATTGGTCGGGGTAACAGGAAATACCAGCGTAGTGCATTGGCGAACCCATTCAGGCTTGCGAAGGGAGACGAGCCGGGCAGCACGCTTGAGAGATACCGGAGTTGGTTATGGGAGAAGATGGTGGAGGATGACGAGAGCGTGATGGTGGAGATTGAACGGCTCATTCGAGTCGGCACGCACACAGACATGAATTTGGGGTGCTATTGCGCTCCAGGTCCTTGTCACGGGGACGTACTTGCGAGTATGTTCAGTTGGTTA